GAACTAAAGCCAAACAACGATTAAATGCCGCTACAATGTTTTCTTGTCCACCACCTGCAGTACCGCTAACTAATGTTGCTGGAGTTGAAACAGCTAATGTATTAGGATTATCTAATCCTTTTTTGATTATACCATCAAAGAAAAATGCTGCAGGGTCTCCATTTGAATCGTACAATGGCGCACCACTTGCTGGCTCACCTTTTGCACTTGGTAATACTGCTGCTCCACTTGGGTCGTATTGAATACGGCTTCTCCAAATTGAACAATCCCAAAACTCATTTAAACGCTTCATAGTTTGCATAACCATAAAGTTCTCAGGAGTTGTTGGTAACTCACGACCTAATAACTTAGGAGCTAATTGCTCTGCATAAAAATGCGCTTCATAATCACGAGGGTTAAATTCATAATACAACATTGCATCTTGTGGTACTAATAAAGCACCATCAACAACAACCTTACCTTTTGAGATAGGAGTTGCAGCACGTTTTTGCATGAAGTCAGAAACCTCAATACGTGGGATTGTTTTTTGTTTACGAATTCCATCTTCAACCCAAATACAACCTTTTTCAATTGTATCTGCACCAACTACTGCACGTGTGTACATATATGATGCTGCCGGACCACTCCATGATGTGTCTTGTATGTCTAATGCTTCTGCCATTTTGTTTTATTTTTATGTTTTTTTACTTACTTAATTTATTTTGAATTTCAACCATTTTGTTAATAACAACATTTGATAATGCTTTTTCGTTAACATCAATCGAAGTGTTAATAACTGGAGCTTTAATAGTAGCTGTTAAGCTATTTAAAATTTCCTCTGTTACCTCGTAATTAGCGATTGCTTGAGAGTTCCAAGTTTCGATAATCTTAGCATCGTTTTTAATTTTACCAACCTTTACAGCATTAGTAATTAATTCTTTTGCTTTGTTTTCAGCAGCTAATTTGTTTTCAGCGATTTTGTTTTTGTTCGCTTCTTCCATTTCGTTACAAAGTTTATTGTATTTTTCTTCTAACTCTTTTTTGTTTTCAGAAATTTTATCCAACTTAGCTTTTAACTCATTTAGCTCGTTTGTTTTATCAGCTACTTTGTTTTCAATAGCTGTAATTGCTTCAACGATTGCTGCTTCATTAGCTGCTTCGTTTAAATTTAACTTATTTGTTACTTGCTTCATTATCGTTATTTTTTTTGTGTCGATTAATTTATTAACTACATTCTTATAGGTTTCCCAAGTTTCTTTTACACTCCCTTTGCGTGGCATATTCATTGTGTTTGAATATTCAACATCACATAAACCTAAATTTTTACAATCCTCAGCGTTTAACCAAGTTGTTGCATCCATCATTTGTTTAATTTTCTCAGGTGTTAAAAAAGAACGGCTTGATAACATTGAGTTAACAGCATCTTCAAAAACTTTGCGACTTGTATCATCACCGCCACTTACCGGGTGCATCATTGCTGTTGCATTATCCATCATATAACGGTTACGACCTGCTAAAAATATTGGTAGGGCTATTGAGGCACACATTCCAACATTATGAGTATCGACTTTAGTCTTTGTTTTTAAGATAGTGTTAAAAATTTGTTGCCCATCAGTTACGACACCACCTGGAGAATTTATCCAAATTTGGATTAAAGGTTTGTTAAGAGTGTCAAGGAACATTAATTCTCGTGAGAACTTATCGCCTAAAATACCATCCCCATCTTCTTCACTTGCCCCAATATGCGTATCAATTAGCATAATTGGAACTTCTGCGTTGGCATCTATCGTGTACAATAATTCCACGTTGTAAAGATTTAAAAAATTTAACAAAAAAGTTATTGAATACGTTAGTTTACGTTAGTAAAATGTTTATATTTGTAGCAATGAAACAAATAATAGTTTACTTCACTCCACGCTATTACAAGATGTTTATTGCCGACTGTTATATTAACGGTCAAAAAAAAGCTACTCATTTAAGAAATTTAATTATAAAATATGCAGAAACTTAATTGGCTTGAGCATAGGGTAGATGTAAACATCCCTAAAAAAACATTTAACAACCTTTTTAAAGGATGTAAACAAACAATATCTGTAATGTGCAGGACAATAGTTAAAAAGCATTATGATAGTTTAAGCGAACAGGAGCAAAGAAACTTATTAAAAGTTTATGATGAATTAACCCAAGAACAAATTAAAAAACCACACCATTGAAAAAACTAATACTTTTATTTAGTTGTATATGTGCTTTAGGTAAGGCGCAAGATACGCTACATTATACTTTACATAGTGATGCTTGGGCTTATTCGGTTGATAGCTTATTAATTAAAATTGATAAAAAACAAAATACAGAATATTATAATTTTGATGGTAAACAAATACCATTAACTGAAAACACCCCTATAATTAGTTATTATAGAGGTGTTAGACGTAAATTAATTATTTTTAATTAACTTCTTCAACTAAAAAAGTACCATTCGCAAAGGTTTGGTCGTTAGATGTGTTTCGTGTGATAGTAGCTTTTACTATTGTACCTGCAGCAATAGTACCTCTATAAAAACAACATACTGTAATTCTTGGAGCTGAAACACCATCCCCACTTGTTGCTACATTATTTGTTGCAACAGTTACACCATTTACTTTTATTTTATATGTTGCCCCTGTTGTTGCTGTTGTACCCGCTTGTTGTACATTATCCCCAAATAAAGTAATTTTAAAGTTACGTGTCATTCCTAATAAACCCTTTGGTGTAGTATAAGTGGCACTTGTTATATCTGTTTCACTACCTGAGCTGGTTGCGATTGTTAATGATGCTATATTAGTACCATTATTACTATTCACATACAATAAATCCTTAACATCAAATAAACCGCTTCCGCTTACTTGGTCAACTATTTGTAAACGTCTTTGTCTATGCACGTTTCCTGATGTACCATCTGAATATGTAATAGGGTCGGGGCTTACACTTGTATCATCTAAAATAAACACAGGAACGTTTACAAATGCGTTTAATCCTGCTTTACCTGGACAATAAAACAACTCACCATTAAAATAAATGTAACTTAAAAACATTGTATCTAAAGTTCCATTAAATCCACCACCCGCTATTGCAACGCCTTGTATTCCACTAAGCCCAAATTTAGTATCACCCATTAAAGAGTTACAAATAGCAGATACCATTTCAGCTGAGGCTGTTTGTAAAAATGCTAAACTACCACCCAAAAATGGTTGTTGTTTTGATGGGTCAACTATTCCCGATGTTGTTATATTATTCATAATTTTATTTTTTAATTTTATATTTTAATCCCTTATTCCAAGGTATATTTCCTTTTAATGTGTTTGATATTTTTTCTTTTACTTCTTTTTTTATTGGTGCACCTTTAAGTTTGCTAACCTTACCTTTATGTTTTTCTGAAATTAATTTTTTTGTTTCTTCACTTCTTTTTTTTCCTAACCAGTATGGTTTTATTAATCCTAATTCTTTTGCGTGTTTATAATTTTCTATTTCCATAATTATTATTATTTTACAAATATAACAATTAAAAAGTAACACAGTTGTAATTCAATCCAGCTAATTTATATTTATCTACAAAAGAACGGATATTGTTTTCTCTATTCGCTAAATTACTACCCAACGTTGCAAATAAAACAGTTGGCACAAATACTGTAAAATCATAAGTTACTGCAGTATAGGTTAATCCCATGTATGTTGTGCTAAAATAACTATCATTTGCCATTACACTACTTGTTGCACTCGAAGCTCCCATTAAAAAACCACTCCCGGTATTATTATTACTTATATAAATTTGAGGGTCGGATGTTGGCACTCTATACCATTTGTTTAATGCGTATTCTAATACAATTATCTCTGAGTTGTATTTTATCCTTTCTCTTAATCCTATAAAGTTAGGACTTACCTCAATCCAATATGTTGTATCGTTAGTGTCAGGGAATACAGCAGATGGGAATGGTGGCGTATCAATTAAAGCCTCATATACTCGTTTATTTAGCCCAACAACTCTATCACCTTTAGTGTAATAAACAAAATAAGCCCATAAAGCATAATTTGCACCATCAGCATAATCACCAAATATTAAATCCCTTAACCATTGTAAAGGTTTTAATAATGCAGTCCCCCACGCTAACATTTTTGTTTTACGTTTGGTTGTTGGTAGTAAATTACTCCAAGCTAAAGCATAATTTATATCATAAATACTCATTATATTGCAATATATGTTATTGTGTCGTTTAAGGTGTTACTAACAGTTGTTTCTCCTACAATATAACCTGCGAATGTTGGATATGTGCTATAAATTTCCGTAAACGCTTGAACTAAATATGTTTTACTTCCAAAAGCTGTAGCATTAGCTCTCATTGCAACATCCTCTAAAGTAATATCAACAACTCCCGGTACATTTTGAATATAATCAACTAATGAAATCAATTTAACGTTACCATCAAAATCAATATTAGCTAAATAGTTATTTATTGCTGCTACAACAGTCGATTGTATAACTGCTGAGTATTGCCCATTGTAATAAATATTAGCTTTAAAATAAAACTTATCGCTAGTTAAACTGGAAGTGTTTATTTGAACACCTGCAAAACCTAATCCTACTCCACGCCCTAAATAAGTACCATCACCGCCATTAGTTAAATAACTTTGTAAAGAGGATAACTGAGGGGCAGATAAAGCAACTGGTGGCTCTCCTGTTGCTACCTTAACAACTGCAATTTTAGAACCAATTGTTTTAACAGAGCAACGTGATATAATTCTTAAATCAGTATTAATAACAGGGTATTGAGGCGCAAAATTAACAAGGGTTAATACTTGAGGATTTACAGCATCATATTGAAACTCTAAAACTTTTGATTTTAACCAAACATCACTACCAACAGCGGCTTTACTTGCTGTATCTTCAATCTCTACTTGGAAAATAGCAACAATATTCTCTAATAATGAAATGGCAACAGCAACAATATAAGCCCATAGGTTATAAATGGCAGTTTGTGAGGTGCTATTCAATCCACTTAATGAAGATTGAGCTGCTTTCTCAGCTAATATTTGCGCTTGTATATCTGATATTTTACGAGGTGTCATTATGGATTATGATTAATTATTAATTCAGTTGGTGGTGTTGATAATATAGAGTTTTGAGGCTCAGTCCTATCATTATCAATATAATTCGTTTTATAATCTTGTATAAAGTGATAAACGTTTGTGTGGTTTGTATCTTGTGTTTCACTAAAGCGAATAAAAACAGTTGCTCCGTTTGGTTCAAACTTATTTAATGCTTTAAACACCTTTTGTTTTAAATCAAATACTAATAAATCTTGTTCCTGTGTGCCATCTGACGCATTATAAAAATCGTGTCCTATGTGAATACGTATAGTTAAAGGGTCGTAAATTTGTACGCCATTGCCGAGTTGTTGTACTGGATTATCTGCTAAAAATTCAACAAAACAACACGGAAAAGGAAAAGAATAAGTTTCTTGGCTTTCAATTAAATCAAATTGATTGTTAAACATTTGAATAAATGCCAACTCCGGAACTTGAGCTAATAAATGCGCTTTAATATCTAAAAATAGCTGCTTCATTTAATCGACTTAAAAGCCCTTGTTATTTTTTCTTTAAAAATACTATTTAATTTTTTACTTTCTCCCATGAATTTACGCTGAGGTAAGAATTTATCCCCATAATTTTGATAACCAGCATAAGGAACTTCACTATTATTTACATTCCAAACGATACGCTTAAATGATTTTTCTTTAACACTATTATTTACTGCCCTACGCAAACGACCTGTTTTAACTAAAATCCTTCTGTTTGTGTTTTTTAATCTACCCTTTACTAATTTACGAGGCTTCCAAGCATTAAACGATGTATCAGTAAAACCTTGTTGTGTAAATGAACCTACAAAGAACTTAGTACCTTCATTAGCCAAAACAGTAGGCAAAGACGATTTAACCGAGCTTATTTTTCGGTACATCGATTGAAATGCGCTATTAAAGTTCTTATGTACTGACATTTATGCTTCAGGTATTGTTGTATCGTAAAAATCAAAATAAACCTTTTCCATTAACCAACTACCCTGCTTAACCTCAACACCCTCAAACGTATAAACTTGCTCACTTCTGTCGGCTTGTTCCTCTGTTTGGTTTTTTCTTACCCAGGTAGTAAATTGGTTAAATAATTCTTTAGTTAAGTAAACTGTTTTAATAGGTTTTTGGTAACGTAACCAATAATCATTTTGATAATGAGTTACAGCTGCCGCAACCATATCAACTCCTAATATGCCAGTCTTTTCGTAACCACTTCTGTATGCGTTTGGATTATTATTCATAACTACAAAGTTAATTATTCTATTGGTAAATTAAAATTTCTTTTTGCTAATCCCTTATCCTCTTTTGGCACATCAAAATAAGGGTGTGATTTATCAAACACCTCACCAGTTTTGCCAACGTTACTTTTAAATAACGGTTGCATCTCTTTGTCAACTTCACCACTTATTTTATCAACTTTACTTTGTTTTGTTAGGCTAACATCCTCATATTTGTCAATTTTCTCAACTAAACAACGGCAATTAAAGTGATTTAAAGGCATAAATTTACCCCAAAACTTATCTTCAACCGGGAGTGTAATACCATTTAAAGGAGCGCAAATTTCAGATGTGTGGCTATCAATAACAGCGTTATAACGTAAATAAGGAAACAACTCTTTAGTTGCTTCAATATCACGCCATTTAACAGCGTTTTGAACTTGCCCTATTGTTGTGTCATATTCTGTTTTTAAATACGTTGTGTTGTAAATATCAAACCTTTCTTTAGCTAATTTTCTGTATTCACTATAAGGGACTAATTGTTTATCAACCGTAACTAATGTTTGAATATCTTTAATTTGAGTGTAGGTCTTTGCGGCACTAAATAACCAAATATTTGTTTTAAGTTCGTTTAAGAACACCGCATCTAGTTTGTCTTTACCTATACCCTCTTTTAACGCTTTTAATAATTGTTTAGCTGTTTTATAATATAATTTTATAGGCAACATAGAAACAGTATAACCACCCTCGTAAATTTTACGAAGTATCTCTTTTATTTCTTTATCGGTAAGTCCTAACATATTACGCTACTATTTCAGCATTTGCTACCCAATGAATTGAAACTAAATCACCAACTGCTCCATTTGCAGTAGCTTCGGCTGTTGCAGTTACAAGAGTTTCTTTAGCCGTTGTTGCATTTGTTTGTACTGCTGTTACACCTTGAACTGCTGGTGTTGTTCCAGTATGTCTATAAACTAATGCTCCTGTTGTTATAGGGGTAAATAAAGTAATTGTTGGTACTTTATACATTTCTACAGGAAATTTAATAGGAATAAAACAACAATTTACTGCTCCACTTCCAGCTTTAGTTATAACACCAGTATCACCATATCCTCCAGTTGCAACAGATACCGAAGCGGCAGGTAGTACCGCAATAGGAAATGACTTACAATAACGTCTTTGACATCTAAGCAATGTTTCTACTTGAGGTGGCTCAATATATTCACATACATCAGTATCACCTGTTAATTGAAATTCAGCAATACTAATATTATCAGTACTTCCACCTATTGCATCTGCAAATAAAACAACAACTAAATTTTTACAATTTTCTGGAATTGTGAATATAGTTGAGGATTGTTTCCATAAATTTTGTGTAGAACTAATTACTAAATAATTACCTGTAATTGTACCATTTTGAGGAGTTATAGCATCAGGTGTAATTGGTAATAAGTTAGTCCCCCACGATGGGTCAACACCAGTACTTGTACTCCAAGCACCACTTAAAAAAGCAGGTGAAGTATCAACTGTACCTGCGGCAGTTAATTGTAATAAACCTAATTTAAAGTTTTGAGTTAACCCTACTTTTTGATTTGTTTTAACACTTAAACGTACTTTCTTACCTAAAAGGTGCATCATTTCAGCATTTAAAATCCATTGCGAAAGCATTACTTTTTTACCTGCACTTGATGAAATTATGCTACCATAATAACGTGATGTCAAACCTGAACTAATTTCGGGTGCTGCACTTGTATCTACTTGTTGCCAATTTAAGTTAGAAGCTACTGATGCTGTTACACTCCAACAATCTGCTACAACTCCACCCCTTGTTGTAGTTGATATACCTGCAATAGCAGTTGAAGCTGGAGGAAGTTTTTGTTGTATATTAAACCCACCATTAGTTATAATGTTACGTTCGTGCAATCCATCGTGGTTAAACGAAGATGTCCAATTCTCATCCGTTAATTGCTTTAATTTACCATCCGTTCCAACATATATTATGTGTTCGTTTAACGCTGGTGCTGCTGGTGCTGCTGTTTCTGTAAAATTTAATAAACTCATTTTATGTTATTTTAAATACTGCGTTTAAGCCTA